AATAGGCCACCCTCGTAGTTACGGTGCGTAACACCACCGCCAGTGGTTCCCTGAGCAGCTGTATTATCTTCCGGCGTATTATAAGGACTGTAAGCTTGTGCATCTGGTGCAAGACCCCTAAAATATGTGTATTTTCCTGTATCTCGCAGACCGTAATTGGCTCCTTCGGCGGTTATAACTTTAGCACCAGCAATTGTGGTGGCAAATAAACTGCGATAACCGGTGTAAGAACTTAAAGAACCGCTGGGGAGATAATCAGAGTTTTCGTAATCAACCCAATACCCGGATACTGCCTGAGGAACTCGGCGCCAAGCCGTAGTCAAGTACCACGATCCACTGTTAGGTGGTCCTGCTGTAATTACACCAAGGTCAGCTCCGGTATCTTTAATACCAGAACTTGATACAATATAACCCTCGTGGTTAGGGCCGCTTTGAATGCGATGAAGCCCCCGGTCGTATTTATAATTGCCAAGTGGGGTATAAACCATGACGGTTTTGCGGGCTTACCCCCATTATAAGTTTTTAACTAAAGCTCAATTTGTTTTAATTTGTTCAATTTTCTCATTAAGCCCGATCATATCTACACCGATATTGCCCATGTCCTGAGCGTAGTTCTTCTTAAGAAGCTCAAGTTCAGCTTCTAATTGTTTAATCTTCTCGACGTCTGTACTGACGGTGCTTTCATTACGGCGGCGGCCACCAATGGGATTGGGCATTTTTAAGAACCTTTCTTCTTCTCAGTGTACTTGCGAGCTTTATCTTTAGCTTTAATACGTTCGGGAATATTTCCCTTAGTTTCTTTTTCGTACTCAGCTACTTTTTGTTTTGATATTTCTCCACGCTCAGCCATTGCGTAAAATTTGCGACGCTGAGCTTCACTTTCGAAAGGCATCACTCAATTAGTAAACCTGCTTGTATATTAACTAAACCTGTACCCGAAAAGTGTCCAAATGAACTTATATCTAACTTAGGGGATTTTATAGCTCGCCATAAATGAACCATATTTTCAAATTTAATATCGTCGATTAACAACCACCGAGGATGCTCAGAAGGTTTAAGTCGTTTACATAGATGCAAAAAAGTCTTTTCGAACTGATCATCTTTTGGTCCATCGACCATAATAAAATCCGCTGACTCCAACAAGTCTCTGTGTTTTTCAAATTCAGTTACATCTTTTAAATCCGAAAGATGTTGAGTCAAACGCCCAAAAATAAAATCTTCGTCTTTTAAAACGGTCCAATCAAAACTACGATAATCGTATAAATCAAAAGTATCTACAATAGCTTCAAATACACTATAGTCAAGCATTACTCTAGCAGAACATCCTCGATATGTACCTATATCAATTAATTTAATTGGTTTTAAAACTTTTAAAAGACCTGCAAGTATACGGTAATGTTCTCCCGGAAATATATTGGCGTATTCAAAATCAGGGCAAATGGGATTCAACGCGGCAAACTTAATCGAGTCTGCAATCAACTCATAATCTTTAAAATTCTGTGTAGCGGGATCATCATCTAAAGAGCAAAAAATTGAAGAAATTACGTGGCGAGCAGTCATAAGAAAAAAACCCCGTCCAATTATGAACGAGGTTATCAAGATTTAAGTTTTGTTAACAAAACTTGATCAAGTGGCATCCAGGAACAAGAGTTTGCTACGGAATGCATCAGGGCTCATTTGCGAAAGATAACGCCAAGCTTGTTCGGGATTACGGTTCATAGTGTCCGTAAAACCGTTCCACTGGGTGTCACTGTTCACAGCGGGAGCGCCTGCCACGGCAGATGCGGGAACAGCGGGAAGCTGATCGTAACGGGGTTGATAAACTTGCTGTTGGTTAACGTCAACGTCAACGGGATACACTTCGGTGAAGAACCGATTTGTATAATCAGCAAGATGATCAGGATCCGTCAGGATCTGCTCCATGGCGGCACCGCGATTAACGGCGGCACCAAGCACTTCGTGTTGAGCAATCAACGCATCTTCAAGAACCACGGAATACTGATTAAGAATTCCGGGAGCATCAATACCGAAGTGGTTAACTACGGCGACGGTTTCTGGACTTAGCAGGTTTTTGGACTGCTGATCCGTAGAAGTCGGATAAGAAGTCTGGGTTGTAGGTGCGTTGTTGTACGAGATCGGCTGAGCCGAAGGTGCCTGGTACAGATAGGGCTGGGCCTGTGAACTCTGACTGTAGAGTTGAGTATCCTGCGGTGCCGTTTGATACTGCGGATACTGTGCTGCCTGGCTGGGGGACGGGGAGATCCGTGAAACCATTCGTTCCAGGCTGCCCATCGCCGCTTCCCACGGGTTGGACGGGGAGGACGTTGACGGAGACTGGCTGTACAGGTTGTTGGTAGAAGGGGCCGTAACCTGTGTTGCCTGCGACGGCGCTTGCGGCATAGTTGCCGAAGGTGCCGCCTGGGTAGTTGCTACCCACTGGGGGTAGGCTGTTGAGCCCTGGTCTGCCGAAGGAGCTGCCGAAGGGGCCGCTACCGCCGGGGATGCCGGGCTCGGGATCGAAGCTGGGATCTGCTGGCTCATAGCTGCCCGAGTACGTCAGTTCTTGTGCAAGGTGGTCAAACGTCCTATAAAGCAAGGGCGTTATGTTTAGCCGAGGGTCAGCCGCTAGCGGTTGATTCGGCGCAAGTGGATGTGGCGCTTGCAACATCTGATTTAATAATAATAGGAATTGTTGCATTGCGCCTTGTGTTTGTTGAATCATTCTGAAAGGAAATCCTTTTAACATTTCGGCACGTTCTGAATCTGTCTTATCCGGAAACAGATATTTGAGAGCTTCAATGCTGTCCACACCTAGTTCTTGAAGGTTCCGAACAACAATGGACTTCTGGTTTATGTCGTAAGCTGTGTCCTCATAAACATCCCCTTGGAACCGATAAGAAACATCACGATCTCCGTCAGCTGGCAACCCAAAAACCCCGTGAGGAACTTTGTTTTGCTGTAACGCAGATATCATTGCTGCGTCAATTTCAGCCTCATACTTATTTACTTTTTTCTGATATTTTTCTTGTGCTTCCGGGGTATTTTCTGTGGGAGGTTTTGGAGATTCAAAACCCATCACTTGAATAAAACTTTCCCTAAAGATTTGCTCCTGATGGAACAAAATCATTTCCAACAAACGACAAAAACCGTAAGTAAGAAAACTCTTATTTTTACGTAAGGCCGTAGCTTGAGCCCGACCCATCAAACCTTTAATTTCTGTGGCAGTTGCACCAGCTGACACCGAGATCTCATCCACGCCGCCCAAAGCCGTGCGGATTTCCTCACGTAACAAGAGTGAGTAACGATTCATATCCCCGTTAACGGGGTCGGGAGTCATATAGCCAACCCGATCAGAGGGTTCCACATTGGCAATCACTCGTGGAACACGAAGTCCGCCAAGTAATGCGCTAGAACCAAACGGTTCCGAAACGCGAGTCGAGGGAGTATCGCGTCCACTAAATCCGCTTTGACTACTTATCGTCGGGCGGAAAGTCCGATCGGAATCAGAAGCTTCGACAAGATCGCTACGAGGCCGCGAACTAATCAGGGTGGGGTTACCAAAGAACTCAATATTCTTGGCAATATTTTGCATCATGTTGTCATGAAGCACTATTTGCTCCATGAACGGTTCAAACTCTCCTTCCCCTTCAGTACCGCTGCTATTTGGTTTATTTAGAACTTCAACAGCGGGAATAAAACCAAGTTCATTCTTGCGGCTGTTTTTAGGTGTTAAAACCGTCCCTGGTTCTAACTCAAAACTAAGTTCACTATTTGATTCAAACTCGTTAATTTTATCTGTAGTTATAGAAATTCGAACGTATCGTTTATTCTGCCCATAAGTATCCGCAGGTAAACCTAAAGTTGAGTTTCGAACTTTATAGCTATAAATAATTACAACTTCTTCAATTTCTCCGTTTACATCGTGATAAACACGATATTGATTTTTTGTAAAGAAGTATATTTGATACTTTAATTTTTTGTCGGGCCGAAAATAGAACAGCCCACAGCCGTCTATGAGAAAATTACGGATTATTGCAGGAAATCTAATATCTATTTTATTTAACGTTATAAGTGACGTTAAAAACTTGTTTCTTGCCTTATAAGTGTCTTGTTCGCAATAGAAAAAGACACCTTTTTTGATCATAAGCAGCGTCATCTGCTGCAAATGACTCAAAACCACAAGGGTGGCAGACTGTTTACTTCGGTCTTGCGTCCGTGAAGCTTCGAGGATTTCGCTAAAACGCTGCCGAATGCTTAGATTGTCTGCCATGGCCTATTACCCGAGTTTTTTAGGCAGAGACTACTTGCCTGAAGATTCTTTCTCAACTTGTCGCTTAACTTTAGCTTTTTTAGCCTTACGAAGAGCTTCCATTCGAGCCGATTTTTTGGTTTTTTCTGAAGCTTCGCTATTTTTACCGGTTTCTTCTTTTTTTTCGAAGCGCTCCCGCAGCTCCTCAGGCATTTGACGGGTCATCTGGTAGCAAATAGTTCTTGACTCGTTCTAGTTTAAACAATTCTGACGGTAAAAGCTCATGTGGGTACTTCTCTAAAATATGATCTGTACGACCTAGAGGATCTGTGCCGCCAGCTTTAGCTCTATAAGCCTCTAAATGAGTTAACATTTCGTCACTATAAGCTGGAGCAACTGAATTCGGGATGTCATCGAAACAATGAGAGAATGAAGTAACTTTTCGTTTCATTCGTTCAGCATCGCCCATCCAGGAAAAATGCCAACCAGCATCGCAATCTCCTAGAACAATATCATTAGGATTCATGCGAATCTGAGAAGGTGTTTTCTCAAGATGTTTATACAAGACAACGGTGCCACAGGTCCAATTATCTGGGGCCTTAGTTCCGTCTCCGTGCGGATCTCTTACTCGTAAGTCGGCTCGCCCATAAAACATTGGCATAGAGAGTCGTACACAACGATCTGGGTGTGCTTGTGCAATATCAACAGCCTCTAGAAGTCGATCTGGCTTAGGAATTTCATCTACATCACTAAAGAAAAAAACAGAATCAGGAGGGCACATACGCATACCAACTCCCAGAGCATCTCGTTGAGCGTGTTCTCTCGACCAAGGGATGGAACACTCCTCCGGAGTCGGTAGTTCCACATGAAGAACTTGAATTTTGTCTTCTGGAAGACCTAACTCACGTATTGTGTCAAGACACGTAAAAGGTTTTGGATCTCCACGAAAAGTGCGATTACCGTCAGTAATTATGAAGGCATCGACTATATCTTTTAGGAGATTAACGCGCAGCTCTAAAAGCTCTTTTTCATCAAAATATAAAAAGCAATCAAATAACACAGGGCCCAACCTCGACTGTCAGCATACTAGCTGCTTATAGCGGGATTACCACCGCCTCCGGCACGAATAATTGTACCGCCGTCCGAAACCCGTTGTTGATGCTTTGCGTGGTCAATCAACTGACGTTTTATAGCTTCAAGATTGTATGTATTTGATTGCGTAGCAGGTGCTGTACCGGTCTGAGGAGGAACTGCACCACTCATGTAAGAGTTATCGTCCTGAGCATCGAAATGTTCTTTTTCTTCATAAGGACCGCCAACACGAATCTGACTGTTTGCAGCAGAAGTCATGTCCCCATAAGCTTTACCAAAAAACTGACCGGCTTGGTTGTAAGCAGATGCAAGACTCATGATTTTCCGCGGTTATTTATTAATAATAAACTCAGATTAAAGTCTTAACCCATAATCTTCGCATCGATGGCGGCTTTTGCTAAAAGAGCATCTTTTGTCTCATCTACTAAACGAGACATTAGCGTATATTGATTAATAGCAGGTTTAGCTAATGCCGTTTTGAAGTCAGAAGATTCGAACAAGGCATTTTTACGCCAATCCGTATTAGCGCTCTTGCCCGCAAGCGCTGTTAAAAGAGAAGTTAAATCCACGACTGATAAACAGGTAGCATTAATAAAATTTTAGCTAAGTTAAACACCATTATCACGGTTTTGACTTTTGCCTTATGTATTCTGTAGCTTTTTTGCGAGCTTCCCGAGCTTTCTCCGTATTCGGTACTTGAGTTCCCACAGGTTTATCGCCCGCTGTTGCTGTTTTTTTAGCTTCGTCAGTTGCTTGCCGTTCTCCTGGAGTTAAAGCAGCCCAAGCAGCACGTGGTAAGTACCGTTCAGTCCGACCTTTTTCGCGAGCTACATCAGTCATAAATTTATCTTATTTGTTTTTTTCATATTCTTCTCGTGTTTGCCAATCCTCTTTGGTCCAACGAGTAAGACGATTTGATGAAGATTTTTTACCGGAATAAGTCCCACCCATATCTTTATAATATTTAGTTGCTAGCTGCATAGCTCGTGCGCTATGCCCACCTAATTTTGCTCGTGCTTTAGCTTTAGCACGAGCCCATTTCTCGGGATCTCTTTTTTTAGCAATTTCGTCAGCCATCAGTAGAGCAGTACAACTCCAGATACTGTGGTTGCCGCACCACTAATAGTAACAATTGAAAAAGGAAAAAGAGTGTTAGGGCTTATGTTTTGGAGAGTAACAGGTTGCCGAGAGCCATCGGCAAATATGACTTGGAGACTTTTATTAGATGTACTGTCGTTAACGTAAACAGCACGTGTGGCCGGGAAATTGTGGCTACCTGTAATTGTTAAACCGCACCCACTGGCGTAAGGAAGCGTGGCTTGTTGCCCGTATACCGATCCAAATGCTCTAACGTCCATTTTATTCGAGTGTTTCTACTAGTTTAGTCAGATATTCTACGGCTTTCTCAAGATCTTGTTTTCCGTTTTTTTGCTCCCACCGCCATAAATATTTTTGGGCGCATCCTTCTAAATATCCTTGATATTTAATCAATCCCATCGAAGCGCACTGAACATCATAGCATTCTAGACCATTACGTGCGTAATAAGATGGTCGGATAGGGTTTTTTACTTCGTCGGACATAAGAACTTAAAGAACAAGCATATCCTCAACAGATATTAGTTCATCGCCGTGTTGCTCTTTCAAACGAGCAGAATAC